GCTCCAATCGCTGCGTCGTAAGCGGCAGCGACCTGCCACGACACGGAACCTTCCATGTCAATCGGACCGTCAATCAGGTCGATGCGCGCGCCGAGGTCAGCGAAAAGCTGCGTTTCTGTAATCTCACCTTCCAATAGATCAAGAAGCTCGCCCGGGTCGACCACTGTTGTCGCTGTAATTCTGTCTGTCCACGCTGAGGCGTTTTCAGAGTAATCAACCGCGCGTATCCAGTAATGCCGGGTGGCTCCATTTGGCAGTGAGCCACGGAAAAAAACGGAGCTGGCAGAGGTAAATGACGGGTTGGTTGAGAGCAATGGCGCGGGAGACGGCGCTTCACTTTCATAAATTTCATAGCGCGAAATATCAGCCGCGGGTGATGGATCCCATTCGATCCAAAAGCCATTGAACGCCGGCGTAATTTTCAGCCCGGTTGGCACTGGTGGCGGGGTCGTATCTGCTTGAGCGACGTGGTTGACGTAATCTGACCATACGCCGGGAACATTGAGTGAATTGAGCGCGCGCACACGCACTCTAATCAATGTCCCTGCCAGAACGCTGTCTTGAAAAAACGACGAGGGCGCTGGAACAATAAACTCACCGCCGTTTTCAAGAGAAAATCCTAGATGGTATCCCGACGCGCCATCGAGGTCGTCCCAATCGACGTAGATGAATGACACGCCAGTTTCTTCATTCACTGTCGATGTGACTGTCAGCCCCGTAGGCGCATCGAGGTATGGCGACACGATTTGGTCGACACCAATCGGTCCAAATATGTCCTCAAAATTGATATTGCCGCCGCCACCAAACACGGCTTGCGCAAACTTCCCGTTTGAGGCTTGAGATTGCGCAGCAATTTGAGCAAGGAGTTCATCGAGGTCGCCCCACGTCACGGCTCGTGCGCTCGGCGGGCCTCTTCGACCATCAAGGCGCTGTAGGTCGCGCTGTGTGCGAGAAAGTGACTCTACGCGGGGCATGTTACCCGCCACCCATCAGTTCGTCTGGAACGCCCGCGATTGTAATCCGGTCAATCTCAAGGCAGCCGGTCACTTCGATTTCCCATTCGCCACCCCATCCCGGAGCAATGCGCTGGATCTTGTTCAGATCGTCTATAGACTCGGTTTCGTAGACCAGTTCCAGTTCCTCTACCCCGTCGACCAGAGGGCCGGGCACCACACGCCATACTTTTGCAGTGTACGCCTCGGATTCATCCAGCATGCGGCCTTCGACCAGAATACAGCCGAACAACATTTCGACTGGCAGATGCAGGCGCCCTGATTTCCACGTCAGTTCAGCGTGCGAGTCTGTTTGGACATCATCCCAAGAGTAAATCGTGGATCCTGCGCCAGTTGATACGTTTAGTTGGCCGGTGATGATGTCATACCGGAACGCTGTCGGTGTCGCTTCCATTTGAGCGCGCACCAAGCCTGGCGTTTCGCCTTTGATGTCGATCATAATGGTTTCAAGGCCATCGTCGCCTTCATACGATGCAACATAAACGCCCTGATCGTAATGCGCTGAAACAAAAGACGACGGGTTCAGGCGCGACCATGCGCGGCGGTCAAAAAGCTGACGGGTAATGTTCTGCGGGGAACCGCCCTGCACGAGTATCAGACCATCATGCGAAGGATAGGCCACGCCTACGCCCATATCGACAACGCCGCGTTTTGAAACGCACGGCAGGTTGAGATCAAGCCGGTCTAGGATCATGTTTTCCGGCGCTGTGCCTGTGGCGATATACGGCGTGCCTTTGGTCGTGACGACAAGAGTATTCCCGGTCGCCGCCATGCCCATGATCTCGTAATCTGTTTTTAGCTCGTATTTGAGCGGCCATGCGTGCGGAATGAATGGCTCGCAGAAATAGATCGAACGCCCTGAAAAGCCCGCAATCATGCCGTTCCATAGGGGCGTGATGCCCTCAAGATCATTGGGAGGCGGGTCATAATCCGCTGACGGTAGCGGTTCTTGCAAAGGGTCAGTGTCAAGGTTCGAGACGTATGTTGAAACTGCCGTGTCGACCTCTTTGACGAAGAACAGCGCAGTTGTTCCGGTGGCGCTGGTTTGAGAGCGGTATATTCGCGCTTTGGTGATGCGCGAGCCAGCGGGAGGCGTCATGTTCGCCACAAATGCGACTGTCGACCCTTCGGTGACATCGAGGGGCGTTGAGAGCGGACTTGGTGGCGTTTCCTCATTTAGATCAGTCAGCCATGTGAAGCACATAACGATTGTTTCCACCGGGAGCGCGTCTTGGCCTTCTGCCGGTTCTGGCGCCGCGCTTTCAATCGTTGTCAGCGGGCGGAATGACGGCGTTGGAAGCGCCAGTTCGTCTTCATTGCCGTTCGGCATGACCCGCAGCTTCGGCACGCCCCCCTGCTGAGCGAAATACAAGCGATCGTCAGCAACAGGCCCAGGCGCAAAAGTGACCGGAGTTGAAAATGGCAGATACGTTCCATTGTAGGCTATGAAATCAACGGCGGTCCCACCGACGGAACCAGCCGGGGTTAAGCCCGCGATTGGCTTTATCGTGCCTTCTGCAAGATTGATGTTGATGGCAGATTGGGCCGCGCCTTTAGGCAGTTTGCGCGGGTCTAGGCGCGGGATCTCGCCAAGGAAAGTTTCAATCCGGTAGAGCATACGCGCACCTCAGTATTCCGTCATGCGCACACGCGGGGGCGCCCTGTGCTGCATGGTGATGTTGGTGGCGAATTTGGCGTCGCAATGCTGATTGAAAAGCATAGAGCGGCGCATGCCTTCTTGCGGGTTGGAAAATGCCTGCCCCGGCACCATCAGCAAGCGTGCGAGCGCGCCATCTGCGATCTTCTGGGCGTACTGGTTGAACATGAACTCTGGCACGACATCGTACCTGTCTACCGTCTGCCCTGACACGACAAGAGACCGCATTTGGGTTTCAGAACGTGGCTTGAGAAACAGCGATAGCGTTAGCGACCCGGCTTCAAAGGGAATGAGGGCAACGGTGTTCGGGTGTGTCTGGGTGATGTATCTTGGGTGGCCTTCTTCTTGGCGCTCCATGAGGGTCGTATCGGTGAACTGCGTCGGCGTTAGCGGCCTCCCGTCGAATGTCGCCTCTTCGATTTCGTGGATCGAGGCGTGATCCGGCGCAACGATTGCAGCGTTCTGATCTGTCACGTTTACAGTGACGATCTCGCGCCAGCAGCGGGTGCGCTCACAAAACTCGATGGCAGCCAATCGGACAAACTTGCTCACCAGTGGCCGGGGCGCTTGCTGTGCGAATGGCAGCACAAAGCTGTCAAACACTGAAATCGGAATGGTTGGGGCTGTCATTCCAAGCTCCGTTATGTGCTTGTGTTGATGTTGTTGGCCGCTTCAACTTGGGACTTTACGCCGATTGCATCATTGAAGGACTGCCGATAGGCAGCAGCGCGCTGCAAGGCTCCCGGGATTGCCGCGTCCTTCTCAAATGCCCGCGACAACACATAATCGCGCAGACAGTTTTCGTAGAGCGTTGGGATGTCGATCTCTGCCGTGTAGGCTTCAATATCGAGAGGGTTCTCGGGCGCCTCAACTTCCTCTGGCGCGCGCGAAACAATGGCTTCCAAAGTGCCGCCTCCTGTGTTGCCCGGGAACACATAGAAAGCGCGGGGGTTTTCTTCGTCCATCATAACATGAGTGACGTTTGGCGAGAACGGCACGGACGACGAATTATGCCAGTTGGCGAACTGCGAATCGAGAATTGCGCGGTCAATCGGTGTGACCACGCCGCCTGATCCGTTTTTCAGCGCGCGCAGCAAAAGCTCGCCGTCTTCAAGCTCTTGATATGTCCCTGCAACGAGGGGAATTGATTTTTTATGCGAAACGGCGCTTGGCTTGAAAAAAGCGATCTGCTTCAAGCCGTCATTGAGGTAAACGCGCAGCTCTTCGAGCGTCCAGCGCCGATTGCCTCCATCTTGCAGCGCCGTCTGGACCGCCCAGAGTATGTCTCTTGCTGTGAATGGCATGCGCGTTTCCTCTGATTATTCGCCGTATGCGCCAGCAGCGTCAGCTTCTTCGACCTTTGCAATAAGGTCTGAGCCATCATCGCCTTCGGCCAGCCAGCCAGTTTCGGCGGCTTTTTCGATCACCTTTTTGATGATGGTGTCGGTGTGGGCGTTGCCGTTAGGCGCGCGGTCAAACAGGAACGCAAACGCGATCTCGGCCAACGGTCGGCCAATGGTAACAGGGTCGTTGAGCAGCGCCACAAGCGCGTCTTCCCCACCGTCTGTGTCGCCTTCTTGGGTGTCGCTGTCTGCGGTTGTTTCAATTGCTTCCGCCACCGGCTCAATTGCCGCGCGCACCGGGTCTTCTTTGGCCGCGCCATCGCTGTCACCGGGCTCTGCCTTGAAGAACTTGTAACCTTCGGAGATCGAAAGAAGGCGCGCGATATGCTCGTCATTCTTGACGCTTGCAACCTTGGGCGAGTCCGGGCTTTCGGGATCGAGCGGGAGGAAATTGTAGGTCTTGCCGTCCAGCGTGATTTCACGCGGCTTTGAGGCAATCGTGCATTGAATGAGCATATCGGTGGGCTCCTGTGAGGTTGAAGGAAGACCGAGGCGGCAACCCCTACCGCCTCGGTCTGTCCTCACGCGCCAGAGCAGGTTTGTGGCGCGCAAGGGTTTCGGCGCGCCTTAGTAGACGTACTCCAAGACAAGCGTGAGTTTCTTGGCGGCACCTGCGGCCACATCGGCAGATAGCTCTACGCCGATTCCGCGATGCTTCTGGTCCTGCGAGACGGCCAGTGCGGCAGCGGTTGTCATGTCGGCTTCCGCGTCATTCACGTCGGCGTCATTGAAGAACTCGGTGCCCGTCAAGGTCCGGGTGTCGTCGTTGGAGCCCTGATCGCCGGTCATAAGGCCGACATCGGCAGTGATCGCACCGCCAAAGCCTGCGCCGATCACGGTCGCGCCGACGACGCGAGCGTGTGCGGGCATGAGGCCGATTTCGAGAATATCAGTGGCGGCGGTGAAAGCGGTCGTGAACGTATGCTCAAAGACCGCCTTCATAACTGTGCCGGATTGCCCGGCGATGGGTGCTGCGGTGGTTTTTGCAGCGCGAGAAATGTGGAGCATTGTCCTGTGTCCTTCTGGAAAGGGGGGCAGCGGCGGGCCGGGATAAACCAGCCCGCTACGTCATTAGCCCGTGGGCTCTGCGGCGGCGGTATCCAGCGCCATGACGCCAAAATCGCGTCCATTGAAACGGGTCTTCCCCACGCCAACAATCGTGCCAGCGGTGATTACCGGCTCGTTTCCGCGATCTTCCATTTCCTCGGTCCAGTCGAAACGGCCGTTTTTCATGCCGCATGCGTAAACGCCTGCCTGACGGCCCATAAAGAGCGCGCGGCTTGCTTCGACATCGGAGCCAGCGCCATAATCGCTGAACCGGATCACAGACGAGTGGCTGTGCAGGATCACATTGTTGATCATGCCAAGGCCGCCGGTGAAGATCTTGTTTGATTTGCCTTCTGCCCCGGCTGCGGCCTTCTGGATTTCCAGCCAGCCTGTTTCGCCTGCGGTCGTGCGCATGTCATGTTCCTGGTAGGGAGACATGACGCAGGTGTAGTGTTCCTGCGAACCAATCTTGACGGGCACCATGTTCGCCGTTTCCGGGTCTTTGGCGCGCATCATGCGGGCGCGGGTCACGGCACGTTCGATCAAGCCGCGATTCATCTTGTCAGCGGCCACGATGGTCGCCTTCGATGTTGCGTCACCGCCGTACAGGATGTGCTGTGCGTCAGGCGCGCGGAGCGGGTTGGTCGCGTGGCCGGTGAATGTTTCGGGCTCAATGAAATCTTCATTGATGCCGCGTGCGCCAGCCAGATAGATGAACATTAGCTCGTCCATCCACTTGGCCCAATAATCGCCCATGCGATCCTTGCCGACTTTGCGGAGATCGTGAACGGTGCGCTTGCGGGTCATGCGCCCACCGGCAGACACTTCGTGCCGCACCTGGTCGATGATGATTTCGTCGGTGAAGAATTTGAGGTTCTCGCCGTTGCCCTTCACGCGCTTGTCACCGGAGACCGGCGATTTGCGAAGCTGGACGGAAAGATCGAACGACACGCGGTCGCCCGGCTCGGATTCGAGATCCTTTTTCTCTTCGATGATGTTGTTGGAGCCGGTGCCGATGAACTTCGCGTTGAAGTAGCTCTTTTCGAGCATGTCCACCGCGAGGTTAGCGGACCATTTCTTGATGGCCTTCGGATCACCCCAAGGGATAACAGTTTGCGACATAGATGTGCCCTCTGCTCATGTTGAGCGGTTGAGATTTGGCAGCACATCTTGCGCTTGGTGCTAATTCTTTAGCACATGTAGGGGCCGTGGGGAAGACCCATAGCCCCCACCTTGTTCAGAGGTGGTCGGCGTCCGTTAGGATGCGCCCGTTGGAGGCTTGCGTTACCCTCACGTCGTCCGGTGCAATCACGCAGAGACGCACCTCGGCGGCATTGACGCGCCGCACCTGCACAACAACGGGCTCTTCGCCGTCGCGGCTGATCGTCAGGGTATCGAGAGCCCTTATTTTGCGCAGAAGCGGCATGTGTCTTACCTCATTCAATCATCATGGACGCGAACCGGTCGCGCTGGTCGGCGGGGAGCTTTGCCATCGCTTCCTCGAAAGCAATCGGGTCGCCACGTTCTGCCATGCGCTCCAGCGAGGCATAGGGGCTGTCGTCCAGTGTGCTGACATCGGAGGACGGCACCGAGGCGAGCGTTTTGGGCGCTTTTCCAAGGCTTTCGTCGCCCGGCGGCGTCTGCTTTGCCTTTTGCCCTGTGCTTTTGCCGATAGCCGGAATTTCGAGGCCGGTGTATTCGGCTTCCGCAATCAGTTTCTTGTGGACGCGCTCAAGAAACTGCTCGTGCGGCAGGTTGGCGACGGACGGGTATGCGGCAAGCTCCTGCACCGCCTTGTCTAGCGCCTGAATGACGCCCTGGGCTTTCAGGCCGGGATAGCGGTCGAGGTAGGCTTTGCCTGCGGCCTTCCAATCGTCCTGCTGCTTGGCGATATGGCGCTCTGCGTACTTTAAGTCTGCGGCGGCCTCGGCCATCTGGTCGTCAAGCGCCTCGATCTTCGCGTCGTATTCTTCGTCGGTCAGATCGCCATCGTCGTATTGTTCACGCAGCAACTTGCGCTCTGCTTTGATTGCATCGAGTGCCTGCTTTGCCTTGGATACATCCGGCACGGGTTCTGGCTGGGCTTCCTGCTTCGGAGCGGCCTTCTGTTCCGTTTTGGCCGGTTCTTCCTGCACGATAGGGTCATCGTCGTCTTCTGTGGGTGATGTGTCGCCTGCGTCTGGTGGCGTGTCGTCCTCGTCGGGCGCTTCGCCGTTTGCGAGGGCTTCCAGCGCGTCAGCCGCGTCGTCTTCGTTGTCAGCTTCGAAGGCGGTGATCTCTTCTTCGGTGAGCTGGTCGCGATATGCGTCGTTCAGTTTGGGCATTGGTCTGTCCTTTCGGGGTTGGCGTCAGAGACCGAACACGGCGCGCGCCACGACACAAAACCGGGCTGCGCCGTCTGTGGTCGGGATCATAGCTGTGATCTGTTCGGGGATGTCGTCGTCGGGCTGCATCTGCAGCGCGAGCTGAGTGCATGCGATCCATGTGTGCTTCATGCCTTCATCGAGCCCGTCGAATCCGGGTTGCACTGTGGCGTGTGCTGCGCGCGTGGCGCGGATCAGTAGGTCGTTGCTGGTGCGCTTCACATGGTATCCTTCTAGCTCCCAGAGGCGGGAAATGGCCTTCTCGCGGGCATATTTGCGGCCAACATCAGCGTCGAAGTTTTGCGGGCTGATCACGTTGTCTTCGCCAGTGACTTGGCAGCCGCCGTTTAGGGTCAGCACGCAGATGGTCAGCGTGCCGCCACCTGGGCGGCTGTAGGTTTCGTCTTGGACGAGGCTTTCAAGGTATTCAGGGGTCAGTTTCACGGGGCTGTCTCCATTGCGGGTTGGGGTTGTGTCGGCTGCGGCGCTGCGGCTGGCGGCGCATCAATCGGCGCAATCGGATCGCCCTTACCCAGCATGCGCTTGGCTTGGCTGATCTTTGCGATGTCGGTGCGGTCCTGGAAGCCAGCGCCATCAAGAACTTGGTCCGCGATTCCGGCAGATTGCGGCGACGCCATGATGCGGGCGGCTGCTTCCAGCGCGCGCACCTGCGTTTCGACGCTTTCGCCTTCGGTCTGGGCAATGATGCGGCGCACGTCGGCGGCAATCTTGCGCATTTCGCCTTGGATACGCTCGGCCTCGGCGGCTTTCTTCTGCGCTTCGGCTTCCTTGTTCGCAAGCTCGGCCATCGCCATAGCCTTCTGGTACTGCTCTTGCTCTGCTGCGGCTTGCTTGCGAGCGAGGGTTTCCGGGTCCGGGTTGTTCGGATCGGCGTCCGGGTCTTCCATGCCGGTGATTTGGCGGATGCGCTTCACGATCTCTTCGCGCTGCGGAATGTCCATCGTCTCGACAATGAGATCGAGGGTTGCCACGACGATCTGCGGGCCGGTGCCCGCCAGTTGCCCCATCAGGTTCAAAAGCTCTTCCACCTGCGCTTGGCGCATGGTTGCGGACCAGTCGTCTTCGCTGACAATGAAATCCGCCTTGGTGGCCACGATGTCATTCTCGGGCAGGCCGTCGTTGATCGTGATGAATGTGGGTGTGCCGCGCTGGTTGGTGATGCGGAACTGGCGCTGCTCTGGCATGAACTGCTCAATCAGGCTGAGTTGCTTTTCCCCACTGATCTGCTTGGCGAGGCGCAAGCGGTCGAAGATCGGCGCGGTTGCCAGCGAGCCTTGATCCTGCCGGGCGATGATGGCGCGGCCAGACGTGGCGTTGGTAGTCTTGCCCATGCTCTCGTCTGTCACGCCGGTCATGGCTTGGATCAGCGAGATTGAGCGGGACATCATGTCGAGGTGAGATTGTTCAAGCCCGCGCTCCACGTCGAGGCGTAGCTCCTTGCCCTGCTTTTTTATGATGATGCCATCGGCGCGGGCGTTTTCCTTCTCGAAGGTCTCAAGATCGTCTACCGCGCCTTCGTCCATGATCACTTTGGACGAGTTGAGGATGTGCAGCGCCTTGGCGGCGCGGTGGTTGATGTCGATCTGCGGATCCCGCATCTGGCGCACGATGCCGTAAGGCAGGTTGTCTCGGTCGCGGCGGTAACACCAGATAGGCGTCAGCGGGAACCGGTTGTGCCGGTAAGGGCTTTTCGACTGCCAAAGCATGTCCTGCTCGGTCATGATTGCGACATGCACGCGCATCTTGGTCTTTGTAACGATCTCGGCTTGCCCGGTTAGAAACTCCGTGACGTGGCCGGGGCTCTTGCTGTCGTAGATTTCCCCCGAAAACTGCCCGCCCTTCATGTATTTGTCTTCGCTGGGCATGCGATACCAGCACTCAATCAGTCGCACCCGGCGACGGTCGCGGTAGCCGTTGATGTCGGTGGCATAGGTCGACTGCGCAATGTCCTCCTCGATGCTGTCCATTGCGTCGTCGCCAAAGGCGTCCAGCGCGCGTGTCAGGGCGAGGTTGGTGGTTGCCGCGGCTTCGATCTGCGCTTTGCGGTCCGGGAACATGGAGTTTGCCACGTCCACGTCCGTCCACTTGGAGCGGAAGATGTAGCGGCCATCGCTCATGTCCAATTCGGTTGCGGCGCTGTCTTGCAGGACGTTGCGCCAGGATTCGTAGCGCGAATAGATCGCTTCGCCTTCGTCGTCCTCCTGAACCCCGTCTTCTATCCAGCCGATGCCGACCTTCACCGCATCGCCAAAGGCGCGGGAAATGTGGAATGGCGTCCGGTTGACATCGCCCAGGTACTTGAGAAGCTGGCTTTTGCGTTCTGCGGCTTGGCTGGCGTCCTCTTTGCGGGGCAGAATCTTGTAATCCGTGCGGGCGCGGCGCTCGGAGCCCAACATCCAGTTGATCACGTTGGAGATCACGTTGAACGTCAAAGGCGTCTGCCCACGCTCGCGCATGTGGGCAATCATGTCTTGCGAAAGCTGGATGCCGTCATAGAAATCCGCATCGGTCGCCATTTCTCGGCGGTTGTCGTGCTGGCGCAGAAGCTCGCGGCGATAGTAGCCGATCAGGGTGCTGTGAAGCTCCTGCATGTCGGGCTTGTCGAGACGGTTGCGCTTTACCGGTGCTGTGGGTGTGTCCTTTGGCAAGCGGCCCCACGGGTCGTTGCTTTTCGGCTTCGTGCCCTCCTGCACCTGCTTCGCGTAGCGCGGATCGTCGTTCTGCGCGGATGTGTCAGGCTCAAACATCGTACACGGTCCCTTCGTGGATTGTTTTGCCGGTGTCGGCGTCTCGCGCGATCACGTCGGCCACGGCTTCACCAGCGGTTTGTCGGTAGAGGTTTGGCATGCGCAGCACGTCGGGCAGGCAGTCCTCGATGATGCCGAATATGCGCAGCAACAAGCCTGGATCGGCGCGCGAAAATCCCAGCGCGTCGGCATAAGCGGCTGTTCGTGGGGCTGTAATTGTTGGGTCGCCGGTTTCGGGCGTCCAGAGGTAGGCGTCGTCAATACGAATGACGCACGGCGTCACGCGGGTGCCATCGGGGCGCGTGAACGTAGGCACCAGAACGATGCACGGGCGGTCATCATCCAGCGTCCATGTGCCGATTGCAGTGATGTCGCCAAAGGGTCGGCGCCATGCCTGCAATTCAAGGTCGAGAATGGGGCGTGTGTCGTGTTTCTGCATCGCTGTCAGAGCCGTGGGACGGGTTATGACGGTGCGACTGTGCCTCCTGTGTTCATGTTGCGGTGGCGGGGCTTATGCCCCATCATCCTCGGTATCTGTGGTGACGATCTTGCCTGTGTTGTAGTCGTAGGGAGGAATGGGATCGCCGTGACCTCTGTCTTCGCCGCAGCCATAGAGGCACGGCATGTAGTTTTGAGAGAACGGCGCGCAGGGTGTGATTTCCCAGCGCTCCATCCAGCCAGTGCCCTTGCAGGCAGGGCATGAGCTATCCTTACGCCTTGCCCCTTCCTCTATCCGGGCGATGATCGTGCGCATCTGGCTTGTGGCGCGCGTCTGGCCTGCTTTGTCGAGGTTCTTGACGGCATTGCGCCAAAGTCGGGCAGCGGCGCGCACCTGATCGTCCGGTAATTTGTTGACGAAGTGCGGCTCCTTGGCTTTGAGCGGCGGTCCTGCGGCGAAGGCAGCGGCGTCTGACGGGAAGTCCGGGTATTCGTCGGCCTGCTTGTCAGCCTTGATCCGATCCATGAGCGAGCGGAAGGCGCGCAGCTCTTCGTGAGTTGGCTCCGGGTAGTCAATGCGAAGCTCGTCGCATGCCTCTTCGATCTCGCGATCCAATTCGCGGGCAGCCTGTTCTCTCGCCGGGTCTGGGCTTTCATCCGGTTCTACTTGCGTGAGCCAAAGCACAGCTTCATCGAGCTTGGTGGCGACCATCGACCGCGCACGGTTTGGCGGCAGGAAGTCGAGGAACGCATTGGCTTGCGAGATAAGCTCGAATATGTTGTCGCGAGGTGTCTTGCGAGGTATCTTCACGTGCTGCTCCTAATGCGTTGGTGCCCGGCGTCTGATCCGGGAAAGGGTTTCGTAGGGGTTGGCGGCTGCGGTGCCTGCGTCAAAGCCTTGGGCGAACTGGCGGAAGGCGTCTGCGGCCTCTGAGTGGCCGTCCTGCTTCTCGGGTTCGTCGGTCCAGTCCTGGACGCGGGTGCTATATTTCTTGTGGTAGGCTTCGAGGTGCGCGATGCCCTCTTTGCAGCCTTCTGCGTCAAACCAGCATGTGTGGAACAGGTCGCGGGTGAGCGTGATGCCGTGCTGTAGATCGGAGACGCGCGGGACGATCTCGAACCGCCAATCGGGCGCAAGCTCGCGCAAGAGGTCGATTGGTTTGCCGACGCGGTGCTGCATCTGGCGCTCGTGCCCTGCGTCGTGGGGCAGGTAATGCGTTCCGAACACCTGCCCGGTTTCGCGCAGGGCGTTGACGTAGTGGCTGTAGCCCTTGGCCCAATCCTCGATAAAAAGCGGAAACCTGTGCTGCATGCCGACGCGCTGCATGCACCAGATAGCCGTGCCGTCGCCTGATCCGATGTCCCAAAACGTGTGAACCGGGACGTGGGAAACAAAAGGAACGGTCCCGATGCGCCCCTCGGCGCGGGCGCGGTTGATCTGCGGGGTGTAGTAGGTGCCTGCGTTGCTCTTCTGCCAACACTCTTCGGGTGTCGACGGGTATTCCCGCC